CCTGGTCCTTAGGTATAACCGCGCCCCGACCATCTATCATATCCTTCGAGGCCAAGACCTGCTGAAAATCGTTCTGCACCAACAAGCTGATGGGATGTGCTGAGACAAAGGCCTCGCTCTCGGCAATGTGTGCATGCGCTTCCTGCGTCCTGGCCTCCAGCTCTTCCATTCGGGCATCATCTATCGTGGTTTTTTGCATATTTTCGTGATAAAAATGAAGGGCATCATGGAGACGCGTGGTGATATCTTTGTGGGCGTTACTGGAAGACTTGAGCGTAGACAGAAAGTTGTTGGTGGAGCTGAAATGGAGCTGCTGGTCGAGATAGGCCTTTTGTTCCGCGGGTTTCTTGTCGAAAAAGTCGTGTTCGTTGTTTTGGGAAATCATACAGGACGTGAGAAAGGTCTGCATGGTCCCCACGTTATTGGAAATCCATTGTTGGGTGGCCCGTGTTCCGGAATGCAATTCTGATGCGATGGCACCATCATCGCCATCTATTTTGGAGATGACGACCTCTTTAGGCGTCAACTTGTTCTTGTCCGTGCTGTTACGACAGAACACGCGTTTGATATTAAAGCTGTCGGCATTGTTGAGGCGGATGTTGATGCTGGTGAAAGGCCGTGTGTTTTTGGGGAGGTTCTTGTGGAGGATAGAAGAGGTGTAGTGCTTGGACGTCCGGGAAGGGAAGCCTTCTCCGAAGAGGGCGATACATACGGTCTCGAGGAAACTGGTCTTGCCGTATCCGTTCTTACCGCCGATGCAATGTACTTTTCGATCCAGCATCCGGAAATCGAAAAAGCAATGGGGTCCGAAGCACAAGATGTAGGACCATGCCATGTCCAGTATTTCAAAAGACACGTGACGATGCGCATCTTGGGAAAGCACGCTGTCCAAATCTTGGCGAAAGATCTCGCATTCCTTTTCCGTTTTGGTGTCTCTGTCCAAGATGCTCGTTTTGATGGTATCGGGGAGCATCCTGTCGAAAAAGGCCGCGTCTTCCGCAAACACATGTCGCATCTTGAGCATCGCGGGGTCATGCACCCATGTCTGCCATTCCACGTCGCGTGGCATCCTGTCCTCTAGATACTCGCACCAAACGGCGGGCGAGTTGAAGCGCTTGATATCCACGTTTTCCAGATCATCCAGCTCACCCTGTGCCGACGCAGCCGCCCTCTCCTGGTGCTTGGCCGCCAAATACATCACGTCTGAACTCTCGATATCGTGGCCCATGGATCGCAATTGTGCGATCATGTTATCTATAAATTGGGGATCATGGAAGGCTATATTTTCGTGGAGCTTGAAGCGCACGCGGAGGATGCGGGGCATGACCGTGCTGTACTCTCGGAGACGCGAGAGGGGAACACGTGAGGGCTGATCGTCTCCACATGTATTGGATTTTCCGGGATCATCGTACCTGTAGGGCTTTTTCAGTTCGACAAAGGGTATGTATGCATGTTCCGCGTCTTCCCGTTGTTGGGAAGAGATGTTGATGAAGCCGTAGTCATTGCGGACGTGATAGGAGTCTACCGTTTTATCCTCCAGATCCCAGAGTAAGAAACCGTGTCCCAACAGGGGCTCACCGTAGTTTTGCTGGATCGTGCTCCCGGCGTAGGCATATACCTGGTCCCTCTCTGCATATCGATGTCGCGAAAAGCGGAATACGTCTTTGTCTGCAGCAGGGTGATCGGTGTCGCGAAAGGTTTTCTTGTCGACCGAGGTGGCATTGTATATCTGTTGTCCGTGCAAGTCGCCGAGCATACAGACGTCATACCCCGCGGACAGGATCTTTTGGATGGGATACTGGCCGAAGACGTCGCCGTGAAAGAGCGCCACACGGGTCTTCTTATCACCGCCTTCCGATTCGGGCGTGGCGCGTGGGAATGCAGGCAGTTCCTTCACCGCACCGTGTGTGTTTCCGGCGCGCAACACGCTTTGGATGGCGAGCAGGCCAAAGTCCACATTGGCGGCACTGTATACACCCGTCTCTTGTAAATAGGCGATGTTGTTGTTTGCGTGGTGCAGGGGATGGGCGAGGGAAGACAAGAGATCCTGACTCTCGATGGAGGCCTGATTATAATCGTGGTTGCCGCAGATGATGTAGATGGGGATACATGCCGATATATGACTCAAGATTTCGTAGAACAGTTCGATGCAAGATGCGCCCACTTTTTTGTTATCATGGAGGATATCGCCAGCGATACACATGACGGTATCATGATCTTTATCGGTCTCTCGCACAAACGCGAGAATCCTTTGGAACACGTGCAAGTACTCGGTGTATCTACTTTTCTTGTCGTTTTTGTTTTCGATGCCAGGGCGGATGTGAATGTCAGCGACGTGAATGATATGCCGTATGCGCCCGGCGCGTGGCAATGGAAGATGCCGTGCCATGTTTGCTTTAAAAAAGATGCATTTTTTGCTTATATGGTTTTACGCCCAAAAAATTGAAGGATCCGTTTGGCCTTTATTTGACTACATAATCTATACATCATGTTTTTTACGTGCTTGTCGAATGCGTCGGATATGAGGCGCGTGATGTTGTACAAAGGCGTTCCCGTCGGCATCAAGTACACCATAGAGCAGCCACTGTGGAAATACATCACGCCGCTACAGAAAAGAGAGTTTTTTGATCATCTCTATGATACACCGTATGCATGGACACCCGTCGACATAGATCGCCTGCGCGGAGAGCCCTTTTACCCCCGTCCAGTATACCAAAAGAAGAATAAAACAACATAAGGCCATTTTGCAAAAAGCAGATAAGCATATGCCATATTCCTGTCTGTGTTCACCTTCCGAGGATAAATGTGTGATGTTGTTGAATGGCGAGCCTGTGGCCTTGAAATACAAGATGGATCGTGTCTGGCGTGCCATAAGCAAGGTTCAAAAGGAAATGTTTTACAAGAGTCATGCGGTCGAGCCGTATTGGTGGAAGCCTATGAGAATAGACCCGATGCATGGTGAAAAAATATACGCATAATTCTTGGATGTCCTTTTTTTTCTGGCGCTGAAATAAATATACATGGCAACAACAACAGCAGCAGACGAAGATGGCACGGCACCTATTACCAAGGTGATTATTTTGTTGGCCAGCGTGCTCGGCATCATCATCCTTTTTGCGGGCATCACGGTGGCCATCGCCGTTTCTCAAGGAAAATGGAAGTCTTTTACGTGGCTGATGAACGGTGATCAACCGTTTACTTTCCGAGCCCTATTCTTGGGTATGTTGTCTTCCATGGCATTCGGCTTCATCGATAATGCGGGACTGTTTTTCGGTATGGATGCGCTGGATAAGTTCTTGCCTGGCGGAGAACTCACGCGTGCAGGATGGGGGAACACGTTCAGCGATGGTATGGGGGCATTTTTGGGTGCGTTCGTGGGCAAGATCGTGTCCTTGTCCACCGGGTTCGAAGGTGGTCCCGTATATGCTGATTTCATAGGTATCGTGATAGGATGTATTTTGGGTATCTATATCCCACGTGCTATCACGGGTAAGAAATGAATGTGTACTTATTGATATTTCATGAAAGATTGAAGAATTCCTTATTTCATAGATCATCTTCATAATAAGAATATGTCTAATTATTGATGCATTCGAGCAAATACGCGAGCATTTTGCTCGACATTATACATTGCTTATTTATAAAAACATCTCCATAATAAGAATATATCTAATTATTGATGTGTTCAAGCAAAAAGTAAGCAATTTGCTCAACATTTCATTTTTAAAAATAAAATTTTTATAAGAGAGTATTGTTTCAAAATTATTTTTTAGATTTTTAAGATTTACTCATCTAAATTGCTTACTTTTTGCTTGAATATGCTTTATAAGCAGGTAACATCAATATATATGTTGCTTGTTGAATTTACTCATAATCATTGAAATTGCTCATTGAAATTGCTCATTGATTATCGTATAAATTTGTCGCATTTTTATTCACATAGTAAAAAAGAAAGATAGCCGATAACGCGCACCGCGTCTGTTCATCAAAAATGATATAAGCATAAATGACTATATACTTTTACAAAAAAATGTCTTGTCCCAGCTATAAATGTCCGCGATGCAATTATAGCAACGATCGAAAAAATAATCTAGAACGCCATTTGAACAAAACAGTTCCATGTCCTAACATTAATAATGTAGAACTGACCAATGAGGTCAAAGAAGCCGCATTGAAACCACTATCACGAAATAAGAGGAATGGTGCTGTACAAGGAAATAGAAATGTCACCATGTCTGGAAGTGAGAACACAAGTGCTCATGGTGAAACAAATGTCATCGGAAATCAAAATCATGTTATTCAACGTCCAATATTTCATTTATATCAACAATATCATCAACCACCACCTATGTTTGTTTTTGTTGGATCTCATACTGATCCGTTTTCTACATTTGAAAAAGTCCAGATGCTTGATGAATATTTTGGCATACAACGCCAAGAACGTCTAACACTCAAACAGTTGAAACTTCAACGCTCAAGAAAAAGACGCACACTCTATGAAATGTACAACTTTTTCTCAAACACAAAGCGATATAGAGCTCTAAATGATAACGACGTCATCAAAGAAGCTACTTACATCATGATGATTAGAAAGTTTGATTCTGATATAACTAGGAGATCACTAGTGTCTAATCTTATTGCCATTAGTGATTACCATCATTTTATAGTTTACTTTGTAGACAAGAATGGTGAATGGAAGCGTGTTCACCTAAAAGAATTTATACATGAAATCATTAACGAGTTTTATCCTTTTGCAACTCTCAATGAAGAATATCTTGCTAAATTCATTTACTACACAAAATATGTCGGTGATCCTTCGTTATGTAGGAAAGCTGAAAGTCTATTGATAGAATTGTATTCTTTTATGCTTTGTATGCAATGGACTCCTCGCACAAAAGATTTAACACAAGAAGAACTTTTTGATACTATGATATATGATAGCGAAGCTCATCCGGATTTTGAGTATGTACCAGAAGGAAGAATGATAGGACAAAAATGCGATGAACTATATCGAGAAGCTATAGCACGTACAACTGAAGATAAGCGGGAATCTGTATATAAAAATGTCATTTCAAATCTTGAAGATTTAGCCATTAAATGCTTTGCAGGAAAGATTGCTGATATTCACAATCTTTTTGAAGAGAAAAGCAAAGATGATGCTAGATTTAGGAAAATAATGGAAAATTACTATAACCAAAAGAAGGTAGATGGTGATCTTGATCCATTCAACATTGACATGCCCGACTTGGTTGATGATGATGACATAGATATAATACCTTTATCTGATAGAGAAAAAACAAAATATGGTATTCGTGTGTGAGAAAATACTTTCATATGTTTGCATCAAAAATGACATGGTGTGATAAAGTCTTATTTATATAATCTATTCTAATTACTTATGGGTTTGATGGCAGATGTTCATGATATTTGAATATTATCCATCCTAAAAGTAAACAACGAACATTATTATACATGCGCTATCTATCATTATTTTCGGGCATCGGAGGATTTGAAGTGGCTATACATCACGTTTATGGCAAAAATGCAGAGTGCGTAGCATACAGTGAAATAGATAAACATGCCATTTCTGAGTATATAAGACATTATCCCACACATAAAAATCTCGGTGATGTCACACAAATCAAAAAAAAGGATATCGATGCTCTGGGGAAGATTGACCTCGTGGTCGGTGGCTTTCCTTGTAGCGACTTGTCGAGTATGAGACATAAAGGACGTAAAGGACTCGATGGTGATAAGTCCGGTCTTTTCTGGACCATGCTGAGCATACTCTCATGGATCCGAAGGAAAAACAAGGATGTTCACATTATCATCGAAAATAATGTCAGTATGGCGCACAAGTGGCGTGATATGATTACCGAAGAATTATCTCGTGTTTTTCAGAAGCCGGTATATTGCAATTATTTCGATTCGAGTCAGTGGGTGCCGCAAAGAAGACGCAGGTATTACTGGACATTGCGGAAAATACCAGAATATAAAGGGGATCCCATCCGAAAAATGGACGATGTATTGATAATCTTACAGCAAGCTGTCATGCGCTATAACTGGCACGGTCTTCTCATTGGTACATTGAGAGTGAGCATATAACATAACATAAAGTTCACCGCTTCACAGAGGGGTCAGACAAGCCTGAACCAAACATATGTCGCTGCCAAACTTAGGTCGTGACAAAGCAATGATGTATAAATTAACCGACAAAATGATACAATATATCAATGCGTCACCTACGCACTTGGCAAGTGTGAAAGATGGTGATATAATTGTCGAAAGAAAAGCTGGACACTTCATAAAGAAAAAGGTTCCATATCCTACACGACTACGTGTAAGAACATCTTCCACACAAGACCCATTTATCAGATGCATTGACACTACACCACATGTTCTTTTGGATTATCGAATATCTTCAGAAAAAGATGTTTGTCTTCCACGCTATTTGACAAAGGAAGAAATCAATGCATTTTTTGGGTATCCTTGTAATTATGTTTTATCTGAATCAAGGAAAATATACTCA